CGGTAGCCGAGGAACTGCTTGTAGGGGAGGCTGACCTTGCCGTCAGAGAACCGCTTGCGCTGGCCCCAGGTGATGTTCTCCGAAAGGGAGCGGCTCTCCTCCTGGGCCAGCGAGGACATGATGGTGATGAGCAATTCGCCTTTACTGTCGAAGGTCCAAATGTTCTCTTTTTCAAAGTAGACCTCCACGCCATGCTCCTTCAGCTTGCGAATGGTGGTTAGGCTGTCCACCGTGTTCCTGGCAAAGCGGCTCACCGATTTGGTGACGATGAGGTCTATCTTCCCGGAAAGGGCATCGGCGATCATCTGATTGAAACCGACCCGGTGCTTTGTGTTCGTGCCAGAAATGCCCTCGTCAGTATAGACCGACACAAATTCCCACTCCTGGTTGCTCTTGATGTACCGGGTATAGTAGTCGATTTGCGCCTCGTAACTGGTGAACTGCTCATCGCTGTCGGTGGAGACGCGGGCATACCCCGCCGCCCGCCGTTTCTGTGCCGCCACCGCCGGGGCGTGGGTGTGAAGGTTAATGGTCGGCGGAATGACTGTTACTGCTCTTGCCGCTGGCATGATCTCATCGCCTGTCCTTTCTTTGCAAATTCTCTGGCCGCGGCCCTCATCTCCGGGGTCCAACTTTCCGCTCTGGAGCGGTCTGTCCACCGTTTAACGGTTTGAGTGCCGTCCTTGAACAGAAATACCAGAGTGTTGCCCCCCTCGGCCCGGATAGCCGTTATTTTATCGTGGAGGGCCTCCGCATCAAATTCATCCAGCCCCAGCACTTCTGCCGTCGCCTTTTCCAGCGTCCGTTCAGGTATCTGCTTAGAGGGGCAGGTGGCTTTGCCGTAGATGTTGAAGGTGCTGCAAATCCACACCGGGCCGGTGAGGGTCACCTTGCGCCGGTAGCCCTTGCCGCAGGTGCCGCAGACGATCATTGACGTGAATGGGTACTTGACGGGGCCGCACTTGGTCTTGTTGTGCTTGGCGGAGCGGCGGGCCATCTCCGCCTGCACCGCCTGGTAATCCTCCATGCTGATGATGGCCTCATGGGTGTTTTCCGCATGGTACATGGGCAGCTCACCCCGGTTGGGGAGCGTCTTTTTCGTGATGTGGTTCTCTCGAAATGTGGTCTGGAGGAGCAGGTTGCCGGTGTAGGAGTAGTTGCCCAGCACCTTCCGAACGCTGGAGCGGCACCAGGCATGGCCGTTTCGGGAGGTCTTGCCCTGGGCGTTCAGCTTTTTCATGATGGCCTCGACACCCATGCCGGAGAGGTAGTCGGCAAAGATGCTCCGCACGATCTCGGCCTCCTCCGGCTTGACGATGTAGACGCCATTCACATACTTGTACCCCAAAACCTGTCCAGACCAGGGCTTGCCATCCTCGAAGTTCTTTTTGATGCGCCACTTCTGATTCTCGCTGGCGGAAAGGCTCTCCTCCTGGGCGTAGGATGCCAGAATGGTGAGCATCAACTCACCGTCTGCACTCATGGAGTGGATGTTCTGCTCATCGAAGTACACATCCACGCCCATCGACTTCAACTCCCGGACGGTCTGGAGCAGCACCACGGTGTTTCGGGCGAACCGGGAAATCGATTTGGTGATGATGAGGTCGATGTTCCCGGCGCGGCACTCGGCCAGCAGCCGCTGGAAGTTCTCACGGTTCTCCTTCGTGCCGGTCAACGCCTCGTCAGCGAACACTCCGCAGTAGAGCCAGCCAGGATGGTTCTGGATCAGGTCGCTGTAGTAGCTGACCTGGGCCGAAAGGGAGTGGAGCATGGCATCCTTGCCGGAGGACACTCTGGCGTAGGCCGCGACCCGCTTGACCTTGGGCTGGGCTGGGACTTTCAGCCCCATTTTCTGAATAATGCGTTCCAAAAAATCACCTCCTTGGTGGTCACATATTCGCTCTAAACCGCAGGTTTATCAAGTTTTTGAACGAAAAATGCTATCCAAAGACAGGCCGTACTTTTTGGTCATAATTGTATCGATTTCGGCGTACTCGCTCTCGGTAATAATGCCCTGGTGGAGCATACCCGAAAAATGCTATCCAAAGACAGGCCGTACTTTTTGGTCATAATTGTATCGATTTCAGTGTACTCACTCTCGGAAATGATGCCCTGGTGGAGCATACCCATGGCGAGGCTCATCGCTGCTTTGTATGCTGCAAGATTGCGGAAAAACTCCTCGGACACACCTATACCCCCTTTCGCCGCGCCTCGGCGTAACAGGCACGGGAGCAGTATTTTCGGTGGTCGTTGCCATAACTGTCGAAGGGCTGACCGCATTGGGCGCAGGTGAAGTGGTAGACAGCCTTGCGGTTGACAGCTTCCGGGTGGCTGTTCCACCAAGCCATGCGGCATTTATCTGAGCAGAACTTCTTCTCCCTGTGATGGGGTGTGTGCGTCAGCATGGCCCCGCATTGAGGGCAGAATCGCTCTGCCCCGTCAGGATTCCTTCTGCACACCGATTTGACCGTGTTGATAGAGTAGCCGGTGAGGGCGGCAATGCGCTTATAGCCCAGCCCCTGTTCCCGATACCGTAGAATGTCTTTTGCTTTCGCTGTCACCATAAGTGATACCCCCTCAAAACGATGGTAAAAGCAAGAAGCCCACCGGGTGGATGTTCCCGGTGGGCTTGAATGCCGATTAAATTTTCTGCGCGTAATCCAAGGCGATCCACCCCGCGCCAGATTTCAGCCTGCCCCAGCCCTTGGCGGAGCCTGTGCCGTCCTTGACCTCGGTGATGGTGAACACCCCAGCCCCAGTGAACTTCCCGGTCTTGGCGGTGTCGGTGCCAGGGCCAGTGCGAATACGGAGGTCGGTGGCAGTGACCCTCACCTTGAAGGGAACGGCGGCAGGAGCCGGAGCAGCTCCGCCAGCGGTGGCAAGAATGCTGTTGAGGATGGTGATGATCTTCTCCCCATAACCTGCGCCAGTGGCCCAACCCTTGCCTTGGGGATTCTCCTTCTGACCCAGCCATTCCACCACCTCGGCGCAGCCCCGCGCCACATACTTGAACCGGGGGTCGATGCACTCGTTCTTCAGCGGCTCGGTGGATGCGTAGGCTTTGAGGTGCTGCATCTGCGCCCGGATGCCAAGCTGGGGCGTGGAGAAGGAATTACCCTTCATGCCGTTGGCGGTGACACCCATGCCGCAGAAATTATTCTGGTCCAGCGTGACGGCGGAGCCAGCGAAGCCGAAGTTCCCGGTCTCCAGACAGGACTGCGCGAAGGCGATGTCGCCCCGCACTCCCTCCGCCGCCCCCTCGGACAGATAGAGCGGCACCATGTTCAGAACGCTCTGGGCCACCTTCGGATTCTTGGCCTTGATGTAGGTGCGCATCTGCTCCGCCGTAGCGACAGCCGCGCCCATAATCTTCGTGCCGGACACATCGCTGGGAGCAGCGGCCCCACCGTCCATCGCGGCCTTGACCGCCTTGCGGAATGTGTCCATCGTGTAGGGCAGGCCGAGCTGCGTCCAGAGATGTTCCGGGTCGCCGTGGTTGGAGGCGATGCCCCGCTTGCAGCCCTCCTTGTGGCTGACGATGACCCCGTCCCCCAGAGGGTCGAGGGAGAACTTCTGGCAGAGCATGGCGAACAGCTCCACCGCCGCCTCATAGGTGCGCTTGGCAACGGCCTGAGCGGTGGCCTTATCGGAGCAGGTGAAGGTGGCCCCGCCCGTGTACTTGATGCAGGCCGGTTCGCACATCTCCACACCGATGTGGGTATTGTTGCCGCTGGCCCCGCAATGCCACCCCCGGTGGTTCCAGGGGAGGCACTGATACACGGTGCCATCATTGCCGTCAATAAACGCATGGACGCAGGCCCGGTCGTAGCTGGCCTTGTTCCAGTTGCGGACGAACACCTGGGCGCTGGGCTGGGGACAGCCCACGGAGTGGAGCATGAGGCCCTTGACCGTGATCTTCCGGCCAGCGGTGTAGCAGGGGTTTTTGGTGAGGATGGATTCAACCAGTTTCATTCCCCGTCACCGCCCTTCTCCGCCCGGTCGTGGAGCTGCTCCAGCACAGCCTTCAGTTTCTCCGGCACAGGCAGGCTTAGGTGGGCGGCGTTCTCCACCAAGGAGACACCCTCGTTGGACAGGTAGAAAAAGATGATGGCAGTCCGCAGCACCGAGCCGGTGCCGATGACCTGCACATCAAGGATGTTGGCGACCCCTACCAGGAAGAAGATCAGCACCTTCCGGCAGATGCCCCGGAAGCCCACCTCGCTGGACAGTTTCTGGTCGTTGATGGCGCACATGACCCCGGTGATGTAGTCCACCACTGTGAACACCACCAGGGCGATGAGGAGACCGTCACAGCCGCCCAGGAAGTAGCCCAGCCAGCCGCCCACGGCGGTGAGCACCATCTGGATCGTGTTCCAGAACTCTTTCATGGAAAATCCCTCCGTTTCAAAAATGTGTATAATAAAAGGCCATCCGCCAAGCGGCGGACAACCCTTCATCCGTTATTCGGTTGTCTTGGCTTTGATGTAGGCCGGGATGCCGTCTTTGGTCAGCACGGGAAGCCACGCGCCCGCGCCGGTGAAATCCATCGTCCCATCGAACAGCAGCTTGCAGACCACGGGAACGCCAGCCGTGTTGAGGCCGCTGATATACAGCGCGTTCTCGCCGGGAAGATAGGTGATGCACCCATACTTCGCCACCAACCCCAGGAGGCCCATGGTGTCGATGTAGCCCCAGCCGCCGGTGGCCAGCTTGGAGCCGAACAGCAGCCCCGTCCCCACGAAGATGAACCACATGGACTGCTCCGCCACATAGCAGACGGAATCGGTGAACAGCACCGCTCTGGAGGGGAGTTTGATGTTAAGTTCCCTCCATTCCGGCAGCGTCCCGCCATTGTACCGCCCATGCATCAGCGTGACCTTTCGGTCAACGAGGTCTACGTTGTAGAGGTACTCATTGTTCGCACCAGTGGGGAGCGTGATCATCTGGGGAGTATAATCCTCAGCGACAAATCTTTTCAGATACCTGCCGCGCTCATCATGCTCGATAGCGGCCTCCATGTTGGTGTAACTGTTATAGGAAGAATACGGGTCACTCTCCGGCGTTCCGTAGAGGGACTGAGACACAGAGGCGATGCTGAACCAAAACTTGTATCCGTAGGTGGTCGAGTAGAGATAGATACCAAGAAAACGCGAGGCATAGAGTGCCTCATTCTGATTTTTCACAGAGAAACCAAACTTTGCAGCCAGCTTCGATGTGTAATGCTTAGTCATGTTGCCGCCATAGGCATTGCAATACGCTTGAACCATTGCCGCAGAAGTAGAATACGATCCGGCTTTCCATGTGATATAAT